TAACGCAGAGATTGGATCAATTCAATTACAAAAAGCTATTGAAGATCATGATAAATCAGCAGCTAAATATAACGAATATAATCATGAAAAATTAAAAAGATATACAATAGAAAATAAAAAGTTAATAGAAACATACAAAATGCTTTTAGAGAATTTATATGAACCTAACAAACACAATCTATCTCACAAATATGATTGGCAAACAAACACATATTTTTAATAATGTCAGATATACTTAATATTTTAAATCAATTTAACAATGGATCGGACGGTTCTTCTCCAAAACCTAACACAAAAAAGGATGGTGAAAATAAAAAGATACCTTTAGTTACATCAATAGAAGCATATACACCAAGAGAATTATCTGAAATTTTAAAACCTAAAATTTCAATAGTAATGCAGTCGTATTTGGGTGAATACAATGGATCTAGAGAAGACTCTATTAAAAAATTCAATCGAGCTATTGAAAGTTTTAAAAATCAAATTTATAAAAATTGTGAATTGATTATAGTAGCAGACGGATGCATGTTGACATTTAATACGTACTTGGCAAAATATCAACACGACGCTAATATTAAAATAGCTTACGTTGATAAAAAAGGTGTAGGTAAAATGTATGATAATGTTACAGAAGATAAAAAATTCTATAGAGGTTTACCTAGACAAATAGGTTTGGAAATGGCCGCTGGTGAAGTAGTATCATATATGGATTCAGACGATTTTTTATTACCAACATTCACTTTAGGTATTTTATCGTCGTATAACATGAAGCCGGATGCAGACTGGTTCATCAACAGAAGTTGGTATGATAACATAGAAGCTGATTGGGAAAAGGAAACTGTATTTGATTCTTTTGACAGATCAGACGCTATAAGAATAGAAGGTATACCTAGTAAATGGGCTGCAACTAAATTAAAAGATAATTTAATAGTTTTAAGTCCTTGGTTATTAGCTCACAAGAAAGGTGTTAATATAAAATGGAGAGACACCGTAGGCCACAGTGAAGACGTGGATTTTAACACTAGATTACGAATGGACTACAAAAACGGTTTCGTGTATGCAGTACCTGCTTATGTAAGATGCCATTATACAGGACAATGGGATTATTAAGAATTTTTATCTTTTAAACTATTCTTAAAAACACCTAAACATATACTTAAAAATTTCTGTCTAGCTTTTTCATCATCTTTGGTATACCATTGATATGCCATAGAAGACTCGTACTTTTGAATTTCTTTTTTAAGATCTTCGTTTTTGAGTTTTATATTTTGAATTTGCTCTTCACCAATATCTTGTAAGTCCAAGTCTAAGTTACTAGCCGTTCTTAATAATAAACCCCAATCATAAGAGTTATTTGCTGTCGTAGCATTTTCATAACATTCTTTTAAAAATTGTGCTTCTTTTTCAGAAGCACTTTTTATTTTATCAGGATGGCACTTTAAAACTATTTTTCTAAATAATTTTTTAAATACAGCATCATTGTGATTTTCAATTGGCTCTTCTTCTTTAATTTCTGGGGTTTCAACACTAGGATTATTAGAAGGCATAAGTGCTTTCATAGCTTCGTTGTCACCAGACTCGACCATTGCATTTCTAAATTCACCTTCCGCAATAGAAGATATGTCCTTGACATCAATCAGAGATTCGTATAGATAATTGTAATCTCGTAATATTTTTTTTAATGTAGCACTATTATTCATGTATTTGCACTATTAGCGTTTATATTTATGATATATATTTTAACAAAAAAATAGAGGTAATTACCTCTGTCTTGTAAACAAAAACAAAAAATAAAAAACAATTCATGGCACAGATTAAAATCAAACAAGTTGATGGTTTACAGTCTATATTAGATGCATTAACTGTCGCTGTTACATCTGGTTCTTTGAAATCGTCTTACACACAAAATTCTCACGGCTTTACAGCTGGTATGATTCTTTCGTATGTTGATGGTTCTTGGGTTCCAGCAGATGCTACAACAGAAGAGACCTTAGGTAGAATCGTTGTAGAGAGTGTAACAACAAACACATTTGTTGGAGTTCAAGTTGGTACTATCACAATTCCATCATGGGATTTAACACCAGGTTCGTACTACGTAGTAGACGAATCAGGAACAGGTATTCCAGCTGAATTTACCAGCAACGATGCTTACAATGTAAGCAACCCTGTTTTACAGGCATTAACATCATCGATTGCCCACGTACTTCCTTGGAGACCTTCTATCGGAAAACAAATTATCGAAGTACCTGTTGCAATTACACAAACAATTCTTGCATTACCAACTTCTGGTAATTACCAACCTACTGGTTTAACAATGCAATTTACACCATTTAAAGATGGTTCTGTAAACGTATTAATCAATGGTATTTCTGTATTAGAAGGTGACGGAGTTAGAACAAACGAAGCTTATTTTTCAAACGACGGTGGTTTAACAGCAAAAACTTTAGCAAATATTGAAGCTGGTGATGAAATTTACTGGAACGGTGATATTGCAGGTTTTGATTTATCTGGTACAGATCAAATTGACGTTGAATATCAAAGAACAACAAACGCTTAATCAAAAAATAAAAACAAACATTAAAAAATGGCAACACCAATTATTAAAGCAGCCGGATCATCTGGAACTTCAGGTAGTAATGGCTTAAACGGTACTTCTGGTTTTGACGGTTTGGACGGTACTTCAGGAACAGCTGGAACTTCAGGTTCTAATGGTTCTTCTGGTATCAACGGTACTTCAGGTACTGCTGGAACTTCAGGTTCTAGCGGAACTGATGGAAGTAACGGTTCTAGTGGTTCTTCTGGTACGGCTGGTACTTCAGGTACTGCTGGTACTTCAGGTACTTCAGGTTCAAACGGTTCATCAGGAACATCAGGTTCATCAGGAACAAACGGTTCAAGTGGTTCATCAGGAACTGCAGGTACATCAGGAACTTCAGGAACAGCAGGTACTTCAGGTACTGACGGTTCTTCAGGAACTGCAGGTACTTCAGGAACTTCAGGTATAGACGGTACTTCAGGTACAAATGGTTCTTCAGGTTCAAGCGGAACAGCTGGAACTTCAGGAACAGCTGGAACTTCAGGAACAGCTGGAACTTCTGGTTCAAGCGGAACAGACGGTTCTTCTGGTTCAAGCGGAACAGCTGGAACTTCAGGAACAGCTGGAACTTCTGGAACTTCAGGTTCTAATGGTTCTTCAGGTTCAAGCGGAACGGCAGGAACTTCAGGAACAGACGGTTCTTCAGGTTCAAGTGGAACAGCAGGAACTTCAGGAACTTCAGGTTCTAATGGTTCTTCAGGTTCAAGCGGAACAGCTGGAACTTCAGGAACAGACGGTTCTTCAGGTTCAAGTGGAACAGCAGGAACTTCAGGAACAGCAGGAACTTCTGGAACTTCAGGTTCTTCTGGAGTTAACGGTGCTCAAGGCGCTGCAGGAACTTCAGGAACATCTGGTTCAAGCGGAACAGCAGGTACTTCAGGCACAGCTGGAACTTCAGGTTCTTCTGGAGTTAACGGTGCTCAAGGTGCTGCAGGAACTTCTGGTTCAAGTGGTTCTTCAGGAACTTCTGGTGTATCAGGAACTTCTGGTTCAAGCGGTTCTTCAGGAACTTCAGGTGTAAACGGTGCTCAAGGTGCTACAGGTGCTCAAGGTGCTACAGGTGCTCAAGGTGCTACAGGTGCTCAAGGTGCTACAGGTGCTCAAGGTGCTACAGGTGCTCAAGGTGCTACAGGTGCTCAAGGTGCTACAGGTGCTCAAGGTGGTTCAGGTACTTCAGGCGTAAATGGTGCTCAAGGTGCTACGGGTGCTCAAGGTGCTGCTAATCAAGGTGCTCAAGGTGCTCAAGGTGCAAGTGGAGCTACTATTTTAGGTTCATCAAATACATGGACAGGTATTAACCAATTTACATCTAATCAAAACACAGGAACTGGATCTAATGCACAATTACAAGCATACGGAACTACAAGCGGTGCTATGATGTCATTTCACAGAGGTGGTGCTTATGCAATTAACTTAGGTTTAGATTCAGATAACGTATTTAGACTAGGTGGTTGGTCTGCTGGCGCAAATAGATTGCAAATCGATATGTCAGGTAACCTTACTATGGCAGGTGATATTACAGCATACTCTGATGCAAGAGTTAAAGAAAATGTAGAAACTATTGCAGATGCATTAAATAAAGTTTTAGCTTTAAGAGGTGTTTCTTATAATAGAACAGATTCTGACGATAAAGCTAAGAAAATCGGTGTAATCGCACAGGAAATGCAAGAAGTTATGCCAGAAGTTGTTCACGAACAAGCTGACGGAATGTTAGGTGTTTCTTATGGAAACTTAGTAGGTTTATTAATCGAAGCTATCAAAGACTTAAATGCTAAGGTAGATTCATTACAGAAATAAACAAATAGAATAGATTAAGTATAAAGCTTAATCCTTTCAAAAGCTCGGTCGAAAGGCCGAGCTTTTTTATTTTTAGATAAATAAGTTATTAAATAACACAATTATGATTAATCAAATTACACAAAATCCAGATACTAGATGGTATTTTGATTCAATTTATAAAATTGGAAATGAATACAAATTAAACGGTTGGATCTATAATTCAGGTATGGATATTACCAATTATTATTTAGATGGTGAAAAATTATCTGTACTTAAATCAAATAGACCAGACGTGAATAATTATTTTAGTATACCAGATACTGATTTTAAATTGGGTATTTCATTTAGAATATCAACAGATCTAAAAGAATCGATTTTATCTATAGAAGTTGATGGAGAAATTATAAGTTTAGGATCTATTTTAAAGTGGATTGTTTACTATTCTCAATTTAATAGAGATCACAAAGATCTTATAGTTGTAGATAACTTCTATGAAAATCCAGACTTAGTTAGATTATTTGCTATGAATTCGTTAGGTTTTGAACCTTCTGATTATCACAAAGGACAAAGATCCAAAGAAAGATTTTATATTAATGGTACTAAAGAAAAGTTTGAAAAAATAATAGGTCGTAAAATTACCAATTGGGATCATCCTAATTATGCAAATGGTGTATTTCAATTTACAACAGCACAAGATCCTATAGTTTATCACGTAGATACTCAAACTTATGCTGCTATGGTTTTTTTAACACCAAATGCTCCATTAGAAACAGGTACAGCATTTTATAAATCAAAATTTACAGGTGCTACCATATTCGACGGTACGCATGATCAAGAAGAATTTAATAAAACATTTAAAGGTCTTAATACTAATTTAAATTTTTATGATAGCACTCAATATGAATTAATGGATGAAGTCGCTAACGTTTACAATAGATTAGTTCTTTTTAATGCAAAAAGAATTCACGCAGCTACTAAATATTTCGGCGATGAAATAGAGAATGCCAGATTTTTTCAACTATTTTTCTTTGATGTAGAATAACATATTATGATATTACATATAATTACAAGATGCAGTAAACCTGCAAACCTCTTAAGAATTAAACAATCTATTACCGAAGTTATAGAAAAAAATAATGCTAATATAAAATGGCATATTGCGTTTGATACAGATATTTTAAAAGATATTGATGCAGAACTTTTAGAGCATCTTGATATTGATTGGATTAATATGTCCTTCAGAAATGACGTTTCGTCATATATGTCTCTAAATTCTATTATAAAAAATATAGAAGATGAAGGATTTGTATATCTTTTAAATGATAATAATGTTTTACAAGAAGATTTGTACAACAGATTATTAAATTTACAAACAGATAAAGATATTTTTGTATTCTCACAACAAGTAGGTTCATTAGAAGGTACTTCTTTTTTTAATAGAATTGCTTTACCTGAAAATATAGCTCCTACTAAAATAGATGGACAACAGTATGTTGTTAAATTACAATACTTCAAAGATAACAAATTCGTTGATAGTTACTTAGCGGATGGCTTATTTATTGAAACACTTTACCAGAATCACACAGATTTAACAGAAATTACACAAGACATCTTAGCTTATGGTAATGCTCTAGAAAAAGTAAACAAAGCCAGACATCCCAGAATACTCTACATAGGAGAAGGTACGCCTATTTTAAAAACTAATAATCCAGTTTCTTGGGAAGCTGATGAACTAGAAGTTAGATATTTAGAAAATGATTCTGAATTTATTCAAGAATTCATGAATTTTAAACCAGATGCCATTTTAACTATCGGCGATGAAATTTCATTCGAGAATTTGTATAATGCACCCTTAGAAATTAGAAAATCCTGGATTAACTTAGAAACATTAGAAGATAATGCCGGAGAAAAAGTATATGAAGCTGCTATGTTTAACATATTGCAAAATACAAAAAAATATTTGGTTTCATTTTTTACACCAGTCTATAATACCAAACAAAAACTTTATAAAACGTATGAATCTTTAAGAAATCAAACTTATAGTAATTGGGAATGGACAATCGTAAATGATTCAACCGATAATGGTTTAACATTAAAAATAGCTGAGTCAATTGCTAAAGTAGATCCTAGAGTTAAAGTTTATGATTTTAGAGAAAAGTCTAGTGGTTTAATCGGTGAAGTTAAATGGCGAGCAGCTTGTATGACAACTGGAGAAATCTTAGCTGAATTGGATCATGATGATTATTTAACACCAGATTGTGCAGAGTATTTGATGAAAGCTGCTGAAAGGCATTTAGACTGTGGATTCTTTTATTCAGATTGTGTCGAGTCTAGAGAAGATCACAGTGCTATTATATATGGAGAAGGTTTTGGTTGTGGTTATGGAGCTTACAAAAAAGAAGAAGCTTTAGGAAGAATATATGACGTAAGTATTGCGCCTAATATCAATCCTAAAACTATTAGACATATCGTTGGAATTCCTAATCATATTAGAGCATGGAGAAGAGATGCTTATTTTTTAGCAGGTGGTCACTGTAGAAGTTTAACCATTGCTGATGATTATGAACTAATTATCAGAACATTCTTAACAACCAAAATGTTAAGAATTCCAAAATTATTGTATGTTCAATATTTTTATAATGATGGCGTTGAAATGAATACTCAAGATTTAACTAGAGCAGATATACAACGACGAGTTAAAACTATTGCTAGAATTTATAATCATACGATTAAACAAAGATTTGAACAATTAGGTAAAGAAGATTGGGCATTTGATCCGGATTTTGCAGAAAAAGCTTTAGATGTGCCTTCTAGATTTGGTGATGCTGAGCAACATGTTAACGAAACGTTTGTTATAGAATAATGATATATAGCACATGAGAGGTAAAAATAAAATCATGTTATTCGAGCAATTTTTAAACGAAGCTTATAAAAGAGACGAGTTTCAAAAAGTTATAATTACGCGTAGAGCCGAATTAGACGATTCGTTTATTACTGGACCAAAATATACGCCTAAAGATTATTGGGTTGTAGTTACTAGAGGCACTGAATTAGAAAGTGTACCTAAGAATTTGCCAGTTTTGTGTTATGATAAAAAGACTTTAGAAAAATTATTAGATGAAGGTATTATTCAAAACGACCAAGTTTATAATAAATTAGAAGCTCGTAAAAAAGTAAGTTCAAAAGCAGAATTCTATAAGTTACACGCAGACAGCGGTTATATTATGCCAACTGTTTTGGATAAAAATGGAATCAAAGATCTTAAGTTTCCTATAGTTGCAAAGCCAGATAACGAGCATAGCGGCTTGGGTATTCAAGTTTTTAAATCTAAAGAAGAATTAGATGACGCAGATCTAAGTAAGTTTTCATCATTCTCAGAAAAAATAGACATCAAAGAAGAACATAGATTTTTTGTTTGGCGTGGAGAAATGATTCAGTGGACTCAAAGAAAACCAATGGATGATGAAACTGCAGATATTGCTAAGAAAAATCCAGATCAAGAAACAAACTTCTCATATATTTTAAGAAATGAGCAGCCAAGTGATGACGTTAAAAAAGTAATAGCTTATTTTTCAGAAGCACATAGTGACTTAGATTTTTATGCTATTGATCTAGCAGAAACAAAAGACGGTAAAATTTACGTCTTCGAAATGAATTCAGAACCCGGAGCATTATTCGGAGTTATGTCGCTCGTATATCAACGTATCTACCAAGACTGGTATGAAAAAACCATAAGCGATGATACTGTTCAATTACTAAAAGATTTTAGACAAAAGGATATTGAAGCTAATAAGAAACAAAATCCTAACTGGAAGGTAAAAGAATAAGAACAAAAGATTTTTTTATGGGTTATCCTAACAACACGTGTATGCATATCACGATATATGTACATCACATGCAAATTGACGAACTGTTTGATTTTTTAAATGATAGAATCGACACTCCGCCACCTTATTGGTATCATCACGAGGACGCACCTTATTCAATCTCAGGAGGTTATGCGGCTGTTAATGTAGATTATCATAATTATCAAAAGATCAGAACTGAAAGAACATGGGACAGTCCCTTAAATATTTAAAAACTTTTTTGAAAATAAGTTAGCCCAAATTTTTTTATTTGGGCTTTTTTGTGTATATTAGCTGTATAATAACTAAACAAAGAAATAATGTATAAAGCAGAAGAACTTAAAAACATGCTTTTCGTAGATATCGAAACAGCATCTTCTCATGAAAATTATGAATCGTTTGTAGATTCACTAGGACCTAATTCAAGTATGGAAGAATGGTGGGCTGATAAAGCACAGTATCTTAAAAAAGATCGAGTAGAATTAAGTCAATTATCTAATGCAGAAATGTATAATACGCAAGCTGCTATATTTCCAGAATGGGGTCGCATTGTTTGTATCACCATCGGTCAGGTTAAAATAGATTCAAACGGAATTCCTAATGATTTTAAAATGAGATCATTTGCAGGTGAAGATGAGAAGGCTATTTTAGAAGAATTCTTGCCAACACTCTCTGCTATTTTTTCAAAAGCGCCTTCTATTCGAATCGTCGGTTTCAATATCAAAGGCTTTGATATTCCTTATATCTGTAAAAAAGCAATGATCCATGGTGTTAAATTACCATATCAATTTCATTTACAAAATGTAAAACCATGGGACAATTGTCTTTTGGATATTTCAGATATTTGGAAATTCGGTGGTTGGAATGGTGCAAAGCTTGGCGTTGTATGTGAAGTGATGGGAATTCCAAGTCCAAAAGAACAATTAGCTGGTGGAGAAGTTAGCGCTACTTTTTGGAGAGGTGATTTAAAGCTTATTACAGAATACTGCGAAAGAGACGTTAAAGCTACAGCAAATGTTCTTTTAAAAATGAGTGGCTTTGACACATTGACATTAGACTCTTAAAATAAATGACAATATGTCAAATTATTTAGCTTGGTATAAAAATTGAAGGATATTAATCAATGGTAATAAAGCCAGAAACTATAAACTATAAAAATTATGTTTGGACACACAGGAAAAAGTTCATTTGAAAAATTAGCTGAAAAAATGTTTGATAGTATTGAACCAACGTGGAAACAAGAATTCAGATTTGCAAATCCGTTTAATGATACTAGTTTAGAGGATAATACACTAAGTATCGCATTACCTGGATTTTCTAAAAAGGACATTAAGATTGATGTTGACGGAGATTTACTAGTTGTTTCTAGTAAGGTTGAAGAAGCTGATGAAACAAAATTTAAAAAATCTTTTACAAGATCATTTAGATTAATTAAAGACATAGATGTTGATACTATTAAAGCATCGATGGAAAATGGTATTCTATACATCACATTCGAAAGAAAAAATGTGGCAAAAGAAATAAAAATATCTTAAATTATTTTTTTATGTCAAATCTTTTTATTATATTTACAGTATAAAACTATAAGATATGTTTGCAGACTACGAAAACGACGAATTTGAAATGGATGACGAAATGTCACAAGAAGAAATTATTAACGCAAAGCAATTGTACAATAGTTTAGTGGATAGATTAGTCCGCGAAAATTATGAATCTATTGCCAAAAATGGTATTGATATTGTAAATACTAAAATTCATAATCTCGAGCCAAAACAAATAGAACAATTACGAGGCACTTTAGATTTTATGATTGCATATTTTACAGAATTAGAAGAATATGAAAAATGTGCAGTTTTACACAAATACGTCGAAGAGCTCAATCAATAATTTTTTGGAGGTAAATATAAAATTCAGGGCACTTATGTGCCCTTTGTTTTTTAATCGAAATATATAATACAATATTAAAATAATAACTATGGAACCAAAAGCATTAACAGACATTGCAACTCAACTTAAAAGAATTGCCGATATGATGGAACGTAATGAAAAACGTAACCTTATTAAAAATGACGGTATAGAAAAAGTTAAAGAGGCAATTAAAAAACGCAAGGATGAATTATTACGAAACATTGAAAGTTCCCGAGACAGCAAGTCAGGAAGAGATTAAAGCCGCGTATCGTAAACTTGCAAAAGAATATCACCCAGATAAAAATACGGGTGAAGATACCAAACAAAAATTTCAACAGATACAAGAAGCTTACTCTGTTTTAGGCGATAAAAACAAAAAACAAGAGTATGATTCTAGAAATAGTCAACCTAATTTGGAAGACTTATTAAAAAACTGGGGCTTTGGTAATAATTTCGCAGATGATTTTAATATGCACTTCGGTGGATATAGAAATAATCCAAATGCCAAAGGACAAGATATTAGAGTTACAATTCCTATAACTGTGAGTGAAATCTATAATGGATTTTCTAGATCGATCGACGTCGGTACTGGCAGAATTAATGCTAATATACCTAAAGGTGCCAGAGAAGGTTCTAAATATAAAATGGCAGGCAAAGGGCAACCTAATCCCTTTAATTCCAATGCGCCTGCTGGAGATCTAATCATTAATATCAATTTGCAATACGATGAAAATTATATTATACAAGGTGATGATGTGATGATAGAAAGCTTTGTTAAATTCTATGACATGATTTTAGGTACTAATTTAGAGATTAGAATACCAAGCGGTAAAATCTCTATAAAAATTCCAGAAAATACATCACCGGGTAAAATATTAAGAGTGCCTGGAAAAGGCTTACCAATTGCGGGCACAGAAATGTCAGGCGCACTATTAATAAAAATTAATACTAATTTTCAAAATTTAAATTCAGAGCAATTATCTTTAATAAATAGAGTTAAAGAATTAGATTAATTTAAAAACACAACAACAGTTATGATTATCATAGATGTAAACGGTAATATAGAAAAAGCTCTAAAAGAATATAAAAGAAAAGTTGCTAAAGTTAAACAAAACCAGCAACTTAGAAATAATCAAGAATTTGAAAAACCATCTGTAACTAGAAGAACAGAAATAACCAAGGCCAAGTACGTTCAGGCTATTAAATCTCAAGCGGACCAAGATTAATTTTATTAACATAATAAAATTCTGCAATAATCCACTCGGTAAACGCTATGTAAATATATAGCATAAGATAAAAATACCACACGTACACATGAGCTACATATCAAATGAGGAGAAAGATCAACTCATGAGATCTAGTTACTATATAATAACACGAAACTTTACTAAAACAGTAAATCGTTTCATTGCGTTCCAAGATGGAAGTAATTCTATTGAAATACCGCACGGTATAGGCCAAAGATCCAAATTTATAGATTTATTAATTAAATACTTCGAAGAAGTCGAAGAGTATGAGAAGTGCGACAAACTCGTGAAGCTGAAAGAGTTAGTTGTGGATGCAGGTGATTAACCACAAATTAAACAAAAACTAAATTATGCAAAAAAGATCAGCAGAAAGTAAAACAAAATCAACTAGCAGCAGACCAACGGCTGCCAAACCAAAAAAGACAACAGTTAAAGAATTAGATTTAGTAGGAGTACAATTAAAACCAAGTCAACAAGATTATTTTCAGCAGATCCAAAAGAACGAAATTACATTTTGTTCTGGACCAGCAGGTACGTCAAAAACATTTACAGCATGTTTTACGTCATTACATTTATTAGCCACAAAACAAGTTTCCAAAATTATTTTATGTAAACCGATTCAAGAATCTGGAGAAAAGTTAGGGTTCTTACCCGGAGATATTGCAGACAAAATTGATCCATACATGCAATCTTATATTTCAAACTTCAAGAAGATTGTAGGTGATGAATTAACAGAAGGCTTAATTTCTTCTGGAGCAATAGAATTCAAACCGCTTGCATTTATGAGAGGAGATACCTTTGATGATGCTTTCATGATTCTAGATGAAGCACAAAATGCAACGTTTAAACAACTTATGCTGTTCGTAACTCGTATGGGTAAAAATTCTAAAGTTTTAGTGACAGGCGACGTTAGTCAGTATGATATTCCTAAAGCAAGCGCAGGTCTTCCTGGATTTACAGCCTTAATGAAAGGTGTTAAAGGTGTAGGCGAACATATCTTTACCAACAAAGATATTGTAAGAGCTAAGATTTTACAAGATGTCGTAGACAGATACGACAAATGGAGAGTAGACAATCCAGAGAAATAAAACAAAGTAAAGGACATGTGTATAACTATTATAACTTTAATAATATACACATGTCTGATACTAGATACGTAACACTCAAATCACATTATAACGAAGACCAATCAATCATAGAAGTTGGCGTAGACGAAGCTGGCCGAGGATCTCTTGCTGGTCCAGTCACAGTAGCTGCATGTATAATGCCAGTTAATTTTTCACATCCTTTAGTCAAAGATTCAAAGCTTCTTTCTGAAAAACAAAAAGAAGAAGCGTATAAGATCGTAATGGCAAACGCAATAGCTTGGCATTGTGTGCATGTTGATGCCAAATTAATAGAAGAACAAAACATTCTAAAAGCAACTTTACACGGTATGATGTTGGCGTTAAGCGGTGTTGAAGAAACTACAGATTTTGATTTTATCTTAGTCGATGGAGATCAATTCCATGGATATAATGGTAAAAATTACGTAACGATCGTCGGCGGAGATAATAAATATACATCGATTGCTGCAGCTTCTATTATTGCAAAAATCAAACACGACAATTGGATGAGAGAATGTGAAGAAGGTAAAATATATGGATGGGCTTCTAATAAAGGATATGGTACTAAACAACATTTAGATGCCATCAAAGAGCACGGTCCATCTGAACATCACCGAACAAGTTTCATTTCACATATTGTTACAAAAACAGCAGAATTATTTTAATGAAAAATTTATTTAATGGAATTATTTTATTGACGATCGGACAAGCTATTGTTTGGTTTCAAACTAACGGTCAATTTGTATGGCCATTCTTTAAAAGAAATCCTTTAGTAATAGCATTAATCGGTGGTAGTATAGTTTCATATACATTTATTCTCGGTACCAAAGAATTAGCAACTTATTATGAAGGTGCTCTTTGGCCTGGTAGATTTATTGGATTTACAGTCGGTATGTTTACATTTTCAGCCCTAACATATTTAATGATGAATGAAGGTATTAATACAAAAACTGGCATTTCATTAATTTTAGCAGCAATTCTATTAGGCGTTCAGTTGTTCTGGAAATAAATGTTAATAACTTTTAAAAATAAGTAAGCCCAAATTTTTTAGTTTGGGCTTTTTTTCGTATATTTACAGAGTAATTAAAAACAAATACAATATGAAATACTTTTTAGTCTTAAGCACAGATCAAATAGCAGAAGTTAAAAAACAAAATTTAGAAGTTGAAATTTTAAACGAAGATATTACGCCTTCAGGTGGAATCTCTATTCAAATTACCATTAAAGATGGTACAGATCTTTTATCTTTATTTTACGCTGGCGTTTATTACACACTTGATAAAAAATAAATGCCTAAATATTTTTTTATCTCAAATCTTTTTAGTATATTTACTGTATAAACAAAAACAAAAACATGAACATTCAAGAATTCAAATGTAATGGTTTTGGCAATGCGCAACAAGCCGACAATGTTAAACCAACTATTCAAACCGCAATTTCAGTATTTAGATTACGTAAAACTAACGAAGAGATATTTGCCAGTTTTCCAAAGGGAGATGATTATCATTTAGGTACTAGATTTTACGATGATGATTCCGTAGCTAGTCGTATATGTTCAGGCTTAGTAGAATACGCAGAAAAACAATTGTACAAAGCATTTGGTAAAGACGCGCCATCTTTAATCGTAGAACAATGCATTGATGCATTAGTAAATTCTTTAAGTGGCTCAGAAATGGATCTAATTATTTTAGAAGGTATGCGAGATTGTGCTTCAGCTGATCATTGGTATGCATACGAAAAACAATGGAATTAATCAACATATAATAGATATGAAAATAAATTTAGGGTACTGTTGTATTAATATGACTTTGCAAAAAGAACGTAAAGTTACTATTGGTCGTGGCATGATTAAAAAAACATTCGCAGAAAAAGGTATTAATTATGCAAGCGAATTGGCTTTAGCAAATGTCAAAGATATGGTAGAAATTATCAAATGGAATCATAAAAATGGAATTTCATTATATCGTATGAGTTCTGACATGTTTCCTTGGTGCAGTGAATACGAACTTAAAGATTTGCCAGATTATGACAAGATTTGTAATGTTCTCAAAGGTGCAGGTACTTTAGCTAAACAATATGGCCAAAGACTAACCTTTCATCCCGGTCCATTTTCAGTATTAGCTTCGGCAAATCCAGACGTGGTTACAAAAACTATTCGAGATTTAAATACGCACGGTGAAATTATGGATCTTATTGGTTTGCCTAGAACGCCTTATGCAGCTATCAATATACATGTTAATACAACAGCGCCAGATAAAGCGTCTGCTATGCAAAGATTCTGCGAAAACTTTAAACGCTTAGACGATTCTGTTAAATCTAGACTCGTAGTAGAAAATGATGACAAGGAGTCACAATACACAGTTCAGGACTTATATGATTCCGTGTATAGTATCATACGTGTTCCGATAACATTTGATTACCATCATCATTGGTGTCATCCTGGTGAATTAGATCAAGAGGCTTCTTTAAAATTAGCAGCAAAATCTTGGCCTAAAGATGTCAAACAACTTACACACTTTTCTTCATGTAAAACTATTCATGAAGATGCTTCTCAAACTAATAAGCGAGCACATGCAGATTACTTATATGACAAAATAGATTCTTATGGCTTAGATATTGATGTAGAAGTAGAAGCTAAAGCCAAAGAATTAGCTGTATTTCAATATTTGAAACAAAATAAATTACAATTGGTATAAAAAGATAAAAACAATATGTCAGAACTTAAATTAAAGGCGTTAAAAGCACGCTACACTGCACAAAGATTAGAAGCTTTGGCTACTATCGAAGTTTATATGTCAAATTCTGTTGGAATTGGCGAACATCCTCAAATCATCGATGAGATTGATAAATTGGTTAGATCAGTTGATGAAGCCGATGGTTTATTAAAAACGTTGAATTCTATTTTTAAAGTAGAAGAAGTAGAAGAAACCAAGTATAGCGGTGAGAAAGAAGCACCTAAACAACCAGAAAACTAAAATTAAAAGAGGACAAAGTCCTCTTTTTTTACGTAGATATATAATCTAATATGAGCAAAGAACAAACATATAAGGATTATCCTAAGGCTGCATCTAAAAATGCACAAAAGGCAATTGATTGGAAAGAAAAATACGGCCGCGATATTGTAACAGCTGGCACCGCAGTTGGTTGGCAAAGAGCACACCAATTAGCTAAAGGTGAAGCTCTATCAGAAGATGTCGTTTCTAGAATGGCACAATTCAATAGACACAGAAAAAATTCAAAGATTGCTCCTGAATTTAAAGACGAACCTTGGAAAGATAGAGGCTATGTAGCTTGGCTTATTTGGGGTGGAGATGAAGGTGTTAATTGGGCTATGGAAAAGATGGATAAAATAAAAGTAATATCTGCAACAGAAGGCCTTACATTCGACGAATTTCTAATTATTAATGAATCACTAAAAAAATTAGATATATAATCTTTAAAAACATAATAAAATAATATCATTATCATGGCAAAATTAAAAACATTTGAACAGTATGTTTCAGAAATGGACAGAGCTGAAGAAATTGAAAAAGAAATCGTAGACTTAGGTACTCCAGAAGAGGAATCAACCGAAGATGCAGACAAAGTACAATCACCAGAACAAGAAGCTAACGAAGCTAATGACGTAACAGGAATTGAAGCAGATGAGTTAAAAAATGACTTAAATGACAAAACTCCAGAAGTTATTGACGCTGATGGTAAAAAATACGCTAAAGCTGAAGATAGAGCAGAAGACGATTCAGCTGAAGTAAACAAAGATTTAAAAGATCAAGCTGAAGGTGAAGATATCGGTAAAGAAGTATCTGAGGCTGAAGAAAAAGAAGAAGCTGAAGAAACTCCGGCGGAGGAAGACGCTGAAAAAAAAAGTAAAGACGAACCTAAAAGACCAGTAAGTGAAATTCTTAAAGAGTGCTACGGCATGATGAAAGAAGAAGCTGCTGCTTGGGCAAATGATGAGCATGACGAACACACTATTGAAACGTACATGACTGAAAATGCTGCATTGGTTGGTGGATTCGCAGCTAATACTTTAAAAGAAATGAGAGAAGACTATGCATTAGAAGCATACGAAGCTGCATGTAACCAAATCAAAGAGGCTTTTTGTAAAAAAGTTGATGAGGCTAAAGATTCTAATATGACTCCAGGAGAAAGAGAAGAAGAAGCAGCTAACCAATAATATATAAGCGTATCATCTTATATTTGAAAGGAGACCAAATTGGTCTCCTTTCTTTTTGTAAACAAATCCCAGGAAATTAGTATAAATAACTAATAAGATTTAAAATATGCCTAGAATTCCAATAGACAAGATATACATGCAAATAGCCTATCAAGTGGCTAAACTATCTTATGCAGAAAGACGTAAGGTCGGATGTGTAATTGTCAAAGACGAACAGATCGTTTCATTTGGCTATAATGGAACACCTCATGGATTTGACAATGAATGTGAAACGTATTCACATGATGGTTGCGAATGCACTACCAAAAGAGAAGTCCTACATGCTGAATCAAATGCGCTAACTAAGTTGGCAAAATCTACCTTGACTTCTAAAGACACTATTCTTTACACTACTACACTACCTTGCTTTGATTGCGCTAAATTGATTATTCAAGCTGGGGTAAAGGAAGTTTATTATTGTGAAGACTATCGCGACATGTCAGGTATTATGTTATTACAGCGCGCGGGCATTGAGGTCAATCAAGTGATTGTCTGGAACAATGATTAATTAATTTATATAAATAACTAGAGTATGGGATTTAATGTAAGACATTATCCAGAGGACGTTACAGTACTAAAAGACAAACTAGCCAAAGAAGGCTCTCAGTATTTTTACAATATGTACCTTAAGAGAGTAGACTGTTGGATGGGTTCAGATAAGACAAAGGAATCAGAACGATTTATAGATAAATTTATGGAGAAGTATAATGAAACAAATATTGAATTTCATAGCATCTCTGAGACACAAGAAGCGTAATCAGACAATTATGAGTAATAATACAGAACAGTTAGAAAAAACAAGGGTATTCCAGTGGATCAAAGGGGATTCATTCGGAAAAGTAGTAACCTTAAAGGAAGAGGATAGTGAATTTTTATATTTTACAGACGGCTCTCAGATTTATAAGACCGTTGCTAAGGAATTCTTATTAGAATCATTAGACGGTGATATGCCTCTACCAGATGCTAAGCCTTTAGGAAATGGGTCTAAGGTTAATTCTAGAACCAGTATTATAGCGGAAAATGTGTATGAAGATAAATCTCCCACGCAAATTTCCCAGCAAATCCCCCAGCAAATTTCCCAACAAACTCCTGAAGAAACGCCACTTGAACAACTAATTGTCAAACTCTCTAAGAAGAATTCGACAACATTAAATGTTCCAGTTGAATTAAATTTACCTAGAAAGGAAATAGTTGATTTGCTAGTTGACAACTCTGAAGAATATGATAGAGATGCAGTCTTAGCTATAATTGTCGAAACGACTCTAAATAAAATCAATATAAATACATTAAGAGAAACATTAAAAGAACAAATAAACTCACACTTAAAAAATTATTACAATGAGTAAAAAAACAACATCTTTCAGTAGACGTCAAAGACGTGAAATGTATCGTAGAGCTGGATTCTTAAGAATCAAAAATGGTTATAATCCACTAGGTCCAATCATGGCTAATTGGTATACTAAAACTAGAGAAGAAGGTAAACAAATTCATGAAGAGCATACTAGAATGGTAGAAACTCAAATTGAAGAGAAATTACAAACAGTACTTAACAAGTCTAAAGAAACTTGGACAGAATTAGGTTATAACGACGCTGAAATCAAAATGTTAGAAGAAGCATTCTCATTGAGAAATGTTAAAAACAGAGAAACATTTACAGCTGACAGAAAGCAAGCTAAAAGATTAGAAAAAGAAGCTTACAAATTAAAACTATCTAGAGCATAATGCAAAACATAAGATTAGAACTAGCAGATAATGGTATTATCAAGATAGTCGAAGATGATAACATCAATGCAGCAGGAGAAGTGTATACTTCTGTTACTGTATATGATTTTGAAAGTTCTAATGCTACTGAATCTAAGATTAATTTCATCAATGATTTAATCTTAGATTCAGGTCTAGAGCTTGGTAACTCTAAAGATAAAAACCAAATAAAAATATCAGTGGACTGGGGCGATGAATATCAGCCTTCAAAAACTGAAATCGAAGAAAAGATTAAGGCACTTAAAAGTGATCTTAAACACTTCGAAGAGATGTTATAAATGAAATTAATCATAGATTGTGTTTGGTGTTCAAACAGAAGAGATTTTGTCAAATTTTTAAAAACAGCGGATGCTTACGAATCTGTAATAGATTACTATGCGATCAATGTTAAGTTGTCAAAATCTGATCCTGATGGAATTCAACCACCAGACACGATCATAGGATTACATTTAGTTAAAGGTATTCAAGATGCCAAAAACAATAACAAATCTAAATTACTTTACGTAATTAAAAATCTAAACGCAGAAACCATCGAAACAGTTTCTGATATGTTTTGTTCAATATATGAAATAGAAGAAAACGAAATGAGCATTTCTCTATTCATTATTAACAGAGACGATTATCCTGGAAAAACTGTTCTATCTAAATTCGATTCTGTTAAATTCATTGAAAAAGTATGATACGCCATCGTTTATTTTCAAAAGGCGAAACAGTATACGCCTTACTTTCTAATTTTAGATACCCTAACGTTTTATTCCCAGTACAAGCTGTCATATATGATGTGAAGTTTGATACTGATATGCCGCAATATCAACTTAAAATAAATAAGTTTTATGATGATGTCGCATTCTTAAAAAGATATTTCTTTGGTCTTACATTTAAGCGTGATTTTGAATCTAAACAAACTAAGATTAATCTTAAGCGATCACTTTACCCTACTATACAAGATTTAGAACGAGTGTTTACTGAAAAATGGGAAAGTTATATGATCGCAGTAGATTCAGTATATTGCGTAAAGACACAGGGCGAATTGAAAGAGCTCTTCAACTCTCTTCAAGATCACTTCGTTGAGAAGAATATTAAAGATTTATGGGATCTGACTAGTCGCTCCTTTTATTCAAAGGGACAATATTACTACCATGCTCGTGGAGAATTCGAAGCTTCACTTAAAAAATTCTTAGCCGATAGAGTTAAACCAGAAAAAGATTATTTCGATAAATTATTGTATAGAGCTGATAATAAAGAACTAGACAACATAGAATAATATTAAATAAGATATATATGTAATAAGGCCGATTAGGCACTTAACATATATAACTTAATATGGCGAATAATAAAAAATTAACCAAGGAACAGATTAAAGCTGCAAAGGATGCAGAATTAGCAAAAAAAGCTAAAGTAAATCTTAAGAAGAATAGCCAAGCTAAGGTAGACGCTTCTAAAAAAGATTTACTTGGAAAGCCGCCTATTGCCGATGAAGATATTATTTCTCCAGATCAATCATCTCAACCAAAAGTTTATGATTTAACTTCACAAGTTGATCCTGGAGGGCTTAAATTATATAATAAAAAGATAATGTCTACGTCTTATACAACTAAAGACACTAAGCAGACTATATCTGGAAAGCCTACACAACAATCGATTTTTAATAATTTTGCTTTATTTAGATTTAATGGTACGCCATTCACCGAAGACACCGGATCAAACATAGATTCTTATAATACTGTAGATTTCGGAGACAAAGATTTATATGAAAATCCAACAGTTTCAAAAATAATTAGTAAGTGTAATGCGAGTGAAAAACACAAAAGTTATAAATACGAATGGTCTGATTTTGCATTGTGTAAATATTTAGGTAAAATACCAAACAACCACATGATCACTTTGCGTAGATTTTCATTTCCAATTGGAGATGATATTATGCATATCAAAATGACAGATAAGGGTGGAACATTAATAGACGTTGCACAACCAGATATTGCTAGAGCAGTCACGTGGATGTCAGAAGCCACTGGTAATCAATTAGAAGAAATATTAAAATTTGATTACAACTATAAATGGAAACCTGTTGAAGCAGATATTCAAGTACTAGATTCACAAACTCAAGCTAAAAGAGGTAAATTAGGGTCATTTATAGACAACAGTACCATATTAAGTGCATTAAACGCAACAGCTAACGGTGTAAATGCTGCTGAAAAAAGAAGAATTGAATCTGCTGGTGCTGGATTTGATGCTTTTAAAGAGACATATCCAAACCATGTTTATGGACCATATAACTCTATTAGATCGATGATTGTTAGAGATGGTGGTATGGAATTCAACCAATCATTTACTCTTAAATTTCAATATGAAATGAGAGCTATCGGTGATGCAAATCCAAAAGCTTTATTTTTAGATCAATTTGCAAATATTTTAGCATTGACATATTCAAATGCACCATTTTGGGGTGGAGAAGTTAGATATACTAATTCAGGTGAAGGTTCTATTGGAAGACCTTTGGGCGATATTAGTAAATTAACAAGCGGAGATTATGGTGGATTTTTTAAATCGGTATTAGGTGATTTAAAAGGACTAGCCGGTGGAGGCACAATGGCTGGCATTACAAGTTTATTAGGTAAAACAGCTAACAACTTATTAGGAGGTGCTTTGATGGATTTATTTAATTCACCACAAGGAGGTCAAGTTGCAAATGCATTTTTAACAGGTGAACCAACTGGAGCATGGCACGTTACTATCGGAAATCCTTTAAATCCTATTGCTGTTATAGGTAATTTAATTTGTGAAAAGTCAGAAGTTCAATTTAAAGGCCCTTTGGGTCCATTAGACTTTCCTGAAAATTTAGAAGTTTCAATCACTTTAAAACCAGGTCGACCTAGAGATAAATCTGAAATAGAATCAATGTTTAATGCAGGAAGAGGAAGATTCTTTATTACGCCAGCTGATGGTCCAGATACCAATAAAGAAAAAATAGCAGGTACTGCAGTTGGTGAT